GCGGCCCTTACAGGCTCTCTAAGGGCTCTGCTGGACTCTGCCCACATCAACAACGCTGCGACGCTCCTAAAGCTTAAGGGCGCGAAGCTATCGGGTCAGTCTGTGCAGGTTGAGGTGACGCAGGTTGCCGAGATTGAGGCGGCTCCTGGCATTGACGACATCAAGAAGCTTGCGATGCCGATGCCGTTTAACCCTCCCTCGCCGGTGCTGATGGAGTTGCTGGGGTGGTTGACGAACGCCGCTAAGGGTGTGGTGACGACGGCCGAGGAGAAGATAGCCGACGTTAACGCCCAGGCTCCGGTTGGCACGACGCAGGCCTTGATTGAGCAGGGTGCTGCGGTCTTCTCATCTATTCACGCTCGTCTTCATGCTAGCCAGAAACGGCTGTTGAAGGTGCTTGGGCGTATCAATCGCTGGTATCTGGAGGATATGCAGCGTGATGAGGTCGTTGAGGGGCTTGAGATTAGCCGTGACGACTTCCTAAAGGTCAGTGATGTGGTCCCGGTGAGTGACCCGCACATCTTCTCTGAGACGCAGCGCATGGCCCAGACGCAGGCTGTGATGGCGATCATGGAGAAGGCGCCTGATTTGTTCAATCGCCAGGCTGTTATTGAGCGGTTTTTGAAGCAGATCAAGGTTCCTAGCATCAATGAGTTGATGATTAAGAACCCTGAGCCGACGCTAACGGATGCCGCCAATGAGAATGTGGCGATGGCAAGCAATCAGATGGCTAAGGCGTTCCCTGAGCAGGACCATTTGGGGCATATTCAGGTGCATTTGGACTTTGCAAAGAACCCTGTTTACGGTTCAAACCCCTTAATTGCGCCTATTTACCTGCCAAAGGTCATAGATCATTTGCGCGAGCACATTGTCTTGTGGTATTTACATCGCATGAGCGGCTATGTTGAGAAAACAACTGGAGAAAGTCCGGAAATTTACGAAAACATGGACAATCCTAGGCCGATGGACAAGATTTTTGGGGCTGTTTCTCAGCACGTCATGCTTGATACGCAAGAAACGCTCGCTGGGATCATGCCTGAGATACAAAAACTCATGCAGATGGCCGAGCAATACAAGCAGAAACCGGAAATGCCGCCTGATGCACAGGTGTTGATGCAAACGAGCATGGCGGAGACGCAGCGCAGAGCACAAAGAGACCAGCAAGAGATGCAGTTGAAGGCCCAAGAGATGCAGGCCGAGGCGTCAATGAAGACCCAGAAGATGCAGGCCGACTATGACCTGACTCAGCAGGAGTTGAAGTTGCGCTACGGCTCTAAGCAGCTTGATAACGACCTCAAGGAGCAGATTGAGGGGGCTAAATTGGAGCGGGATGCCGCGGCATTGAAGATTGACCAGGACAAGATTGCGATCGAGATGGCTAAGGGTGGTTTGGTTCAACAAGGAGACGGCTATGGCAACGAGTGATCAGGAGCAGCGTGGGGTTAACGTGCCCCAGCACAAGCGGATGGCGATGGGCGAGAAGCTTGACGGCAAGAGTATGAAGGGCGGCGAGAAGGAGCCGGCAAAGGGTGGGCTGCAACAGGCAAAGGAAAAGAAATGAAGTTCGTTTCTGATCTGATTGATTTGATTGATGAGCAGCAAACATTCGTGTCCGAGTCTATGTTGGCGGGCGCGAATTCTTGGGAGGCGTATCAGCGTCTAGTTGGGCAAAACATTGGCCTGCAGATGGCGCTCGATTTTATTAACAACTTGCTTGAGGATGGAGATGCAAACTAACGATCTGGAATGGGCTTTCCCATCGGTAGAACCGGGGGCGCGACCTGCTGGCGGACGGATTCTGGTCCAACTGCGGCGGACGAAGCGTAAGACGGCGGGTGCGGGAATCATTCTCGTAGAGGAGACGAAGGAGACGGAGAAGTGGAACAACATGGTGGCTAAGGTCATCGCGTTGGGCCCCCTAGCCTTCTGCCACCGCGACACGCAGAAACCTTGGCCGGAAGGCGCATGGTGCAACGTGGGCGATTTTGTCCGAGTGCCTAAGTGGGGCGGGGATAGATGGGAGATTCCTGTGCCTGGCGAGGACGGCGAAGACCCGGCCCTTTTTGCCATTTTCAACGATCACGAGGTTATTGCGATCGTTACCGGCAACCCTCTTGATATGAAGGCGTTTGTATGACGGACGAAATTCAAGACATTGTTGACGTGGTGGAGGAAACCGACGGCTCCGTTGTCGCTGAGATTCCCCACGAGAGTGAGCCTCAAGAAGAGCCGTCCTCGGAACTAGCGGAGCAGAACCGCAACCGCCGCAAGGAGAAGAAGGAGCGGTATAAGCGTATCAACGAGGAGAAGGATACGCAGCTTGAGCTTTTGCAGCGCCAGAACCGTGAGCTGCTCGAGCGCCTAACCGCTGTAGAGCGCCGTGGTGTCCAGTCCGAGGTCTCTTCGATGGAGAAGAAGATCCAGGACGAGGAGGAGCGCTACAAGTGGGCCCAGGATCAGATGAAGAAGGCGATGGGGGAGCTTGACGGGGAGACCTTCGTTAGCGCCCAGCAGGTTCAGGCCGACGCCGAGAAGAAGCTTGAGTATTGGCGCTGGAAGAAGCAAAACACCATTGAGCAGGCTGAGGCACCTCCGAAGGCAGATCCAAAGGTTATCAATTATGCGAACCAATGGATGTCAAAGAATAAGTGGTATGACCCTAACGGCACTGATCCGGATAGTGAGATTGCCCGCGTAATTGACGCCCAATTGGTAAAGGAAAACTATGACCCTGCCTCTGCCGAGTATTGGGAAGAATTGGATGCTCGCGTGAAGGAGCGCATTCCGCGTCGCCAGAGCAGGCCTAGGAGCGTCGTAACGGGCTCAGAGAGGGAGACCGCATCCGAGAAGGACGGTAACTCTTTCTACATTAGCCCTGAGCGCGTTAGGGCTATGAAGGAGGCTGGATTTTGGGACGACCCCAAGATGCGGTCAAAGATGATCAAGCGATTTGCAGAGTGGAATCGAAACAATCGGGAAAATGACTAAAAATGGATGCTAGAATTAAGAAACCGTTATCTCTTGGCGGACGCGAAACTCGTGCTAGCGAGGACGCATCAAGGGCTCCTGTAGAGGAGAAGTTCGTCTCAACGCAAGAACGTCGGAAGATGTGGAGCGATGAGTGGACACAAAGTGCGCTGCCAAAAGTGCCTGAGCTTCCGGGATGGCATCTTTGCTGGCTATCGACAACTAACTCTTACGACAGTATTGATAAGCGGATTCGTCTTGGGTACGTTCCTGTTAGGGCAGATGAGTTACCTGGGTTTGAGAATTACCGCGTAAAGGCTGGCGAGCAAATCGGACACGTTGCCTGCAACGAAATGGTTTTATACAAAATCCCTATGGACTTGTATCAAGACATTATGTTGCAAATGCACCATGAGATGCCAAACGACGAGGCGGATAAGATTCGCGTCCAAGTTGAAAATCTTCAGGGTGCCCGTGACAGTTCCGGCAAGAGTCTGGGTCGGGTAGAGGGCGAAGGGTTTGGCGAATTCGACCGAAATGTAAGAACCCCCGTATTTGCGGGATAACTTTTAGGAGTAATGCTATGTCAGCAAATAGTGCTCCGTTCGGCCTGCGTCCGGCGTTCCACCCTTCCGGTCTGGATCGTGCCCAAGCGCTTGCTGGCGGTATTGCATCGGCTTACAACACCGATATTCTCAAGGGCGCTCCGGTTAAGCAGAACACGAGCGGTAACATCGTTCTGGCTGCTGCATCGGATGCAATTCTCGGCGCATTCTCTGGCGTGGAGTGGACTGATACAACGGGCCGCCGTCGTGTCTCCAACTACTGGCCGGCGAACACTGCCTACCAAACCGGATCCTGTGTCGCCTATTTCTATAGCGATCCCAACATCGTTTACGAAATCCAGACCGATGCAACGATCACTCAGGCCTCTATCGGCGACGAGTACGACTTCTCGGCTAGCACGGGCTTTACGGTCTCTAGCGGTTCCACGACCACTGGACTGTCGACGGCTGGCTTGGGCGTCTCTACCGCTGCTGGCGCTGCCGGAACTGGCGTGATGCGTGTTGTTGATTTGGCTCCCTACACCGACAACGCATGGGGTGATGCGTATGTGGTTGTGCGGGTTCAGATCGCCAAGCACCAGTACGCTTCGATTAACGTGTCGTCGAATTCGACGTCCACCGCTGCCTACCCGGCTGCACTGTAATAGGAGGACTGAATCATGGCAGCTCCAATGCGTAGTACCGACTTTCGGAGCATCGTTGAGCCAATTCTCAATGAGTGCTTCGATGGAGTCTATGACCAACGTACCGATGAATGGTCGCGGGTTTTCCGTGAGCAGACCGGTATCCCCCGCAACTACCACGAGGAACCGGTCCTTTACGGTTTCGGCGCGGCTCCACAACTGCCTGACGGGACCCCGGTTTCGTATCAGCAGGGTGGTGTGCTCTTCCTCAAGCGCTATGTGTACAACGTCTATGGCTTGGCGTTTGCACTGACCAAGGTGCTTGTTGAGGACGGCGACCATATCCGTATCGGCCAGGTTTACTCGCGTCACCTTGCTCAGTCTTTGATTGAGACGAAGGAGACTCTGGCTGCAAACGTGCTTAACCGTGCGTTTAACTCCAGCTATCCTGGCGGTGACGGTGTTGCGCTTAACTCCACCTCGCACCCGCTCGTTAGCGGCACCTTCAGCAACCTGTTGACGACCGCGGCAAACCTGTCGCAGACCTCGCTTGAGCAGATGTTGATCCAGATCCGTCAGGCTGTGGACAACAACGGCAAGAAGATTCGTCTGGTCCCACGCCAGTTGGTTGTGGCTCCTGGCAACGTCTTCCAGGCCGAGGTTCTGTTGAAGTCTGTTCTGCGTTCGGGCAGCGCCAACAACGACATCAACCCAGTCAAGTCGATTGGGCTGTTGGACGAAGGCGCGGCTGTTCTCTCGCGTTTGACCTCCGCCACTGCATGGTGGGTTCAGACCGACGCTCCAGAGGGCATGAAGCTTCTGATGCGCCGCAAGCTT